CCTTTTAATTGCCCATTAACATCATTAACACCTTGTGTTAATTTCTTTGTCTCTGCAACGATATCAATCGTTATCTGTTGGGCCATTACTTCCTCCTGTTAAGTTCTTCAACCATCGCATTATATTCTTCAAAGGTAAGTTCCCAGAACTCCCTTGGACTAATTCCTGTTGCTAAACAGAATTTAGCCATAGTGCTTAGGCTGAAGTATCCTCTTTTGGGACTGCTACATCCAATCCTGATAATGTAGTCAATTCCTCAATTGTCATTGCTTCTGCTTCTACCATTGTAAGGCCTGTGTTATTTCGCTTTGCCATCATATATTGCATTGCAAATGCTAGTTTTGCTTTTGATGGGCAATTGTCCCATTCATCCATTGGAATACCAAGATATTCCTCAATTTCAGCCAATTCTTTCCACTTAAGTGTGGACATTAAATCGTTATTCATACTGCCTCCTGTTAGTCGTATTTTCTAATTATACTCTTTATGTAATCTTCATATTTATTAACAATATAGTTTGTATTGTTATAAACTGATGGTCTTAAATATGGTTGTGCTTGAATATTTTTTTCAGGCCATCCATATTCCTGTACCCCTGCATAAACCACAGATTGATTTCCTGCATATATCTGTACTTTATCGTTTGTTGCTGTTGATCCAATTGATGCAGAAAGTGCACCAGTTAGTTTTGGTGCTATAGCAGAAGCCTTTGCTGCAATTTCAGTTCCAAGTTCTTTGTGTAGTGGAGTTAATTCCTCTACATTTTTGAAAATCTTTCTTAAAGAATCTTCAACCTCTTGAACGCCTGTTATTTCAACTCTAATTGCTTCTGCCATAGCGACCTACTAAATTATGCTGTTACTCTTGCTGGCTTGCCGTCAAGAATAAAGTTTACATCGTAGGTGAAGAATTCACCTGCTGCTCCACCAAGATTTGGAACAATCTCTGCATAGCCTGTCGCTGTGAAGTGAGGCTGTGTAGAAGATGCTGTTGCATTTCCGTGTGGTGCAAATGTAATGTCCACGCTTACGCCTGGGTTTTCCCAGAGCCATGAGTGGAATGATGCTGCTGCAGTGTCCTGGAATCCAGTTACTGCACATGTGAAATCTAGTGAATCTTCGTAGTTGCCAAAGCCAAGGGTATTAACAGCAGAAGAGAAAACAACATTGCTTACTCCACCTGCGTATTCTGTACCGTCAACTTCAAACACGATAGACTTTCCTTTAATTCGTGCCATGTTAGTTTCCTCCTGTAATATCTATTGATATATTGATGTTAGTTGCAAGAAATCTTGCATTGTTTACTTCTAGAATAAACGGTTTATCAACTGTCATTTTGGATGCTGTTGTATATTCCCACATAGCAGGAATTAGAGTTTCTAAAGTGTCATCCAAATTCTCAGTTTCTGTTTCATTAGTTGCAAATGGAACAATAACTAAAACTTTCCAATTTGAAGCATAATCTGCATCATATTGATTCTCATATACTGAGACAAAGTTTGTATCAGGTTCAATGATTGCACATAATGGTTGTGGCTTCTCTGGTACATATGTATATACCTTTGAAACTCCCCCAAGAATTATGGCTGACTTTAGTTCATCTCTAACGCCCGTTAGGTTCATGCAAACCTCACCATATAACGATTGAGTAAAGGATACACACCAACGAGAGGGTCCCTTGCTGTATTAGCAGGTGCTCCATCATATGTGGCGTACTGGGCCACTCCCATTGGTGCGTTCTTGCGATGGAAAAGTTCTGAACCAACCTCAAGGTAACAACGCTTCAATACAGCAGAAGGAACCTTTGTGCTCTTAATATAAGAAGCAATCAATTCTTTTGCTGTGTCCCAGCATTCTTGTACATAGTCATCATCATTAGTTGATGAGCCTACATATGCTTTGAGGTCAGTCCAGTCCATTTTCTATCTCCTAATTAGTCGTTTGGATTTGCAACCTTGACCATAGCCTTAGGATCAGTTGCAGCAATTGCAAGGTATCCGTAGACTGAGAAGTCAGTTGAGAGGTTGGTGATGTCATCCTTAGTCAAGCGAAGTGGTGCACCTGCTGACTCGTATGTTGTAACAGCAGTTGAGTTACCAATGAACAATGAACCTGCTGTAAGTGATGGGTCAACAACGATTGGAAGACCAAGGATTGAACCTGTAAGTCCTACTGGGTTGATTGAACCAAATGTGTTAACTGTTGCACCTGAGTTAGCAAGAAGTGGACGGTTTGAACCATCAACAATCTTAGCAAGTGACTTGAATACATCAGATGAAGCAAGAATGAACTCAAGTGCCTTACCTGTGTCTCCGTTAACCTTAACTGCTGAATCTGCAAGTGCTTCTAGGATAGCGTCTGCTTCCCATGCTGCTACTGAAGATGTGTTAAAGCCTGTTGCTGCTGACATTACTGACTTTGCTGCTGAGTTTGTAACTGCTGCGTACTTCTGTGCCATTGCACGGAATGCTGCATCTACATAAGCAACAGATGAACGCTCAATAAGTTGCTTTGACATTGATGTGTATCCACCGTATGTCTTAACTGGTGCTGTTTCTGATGAAAGTGTGATTCCACCAAATGCAAGTACATCGCCTTCTGCTGCTTGTTCAGCAACATCCATTGCGTTGTTTACATATAGTGGGTATTCAATAACATTTCCTGTTGAAGGAAGTGCTGCTGAAGAAAGTGCTGCGAATGTTGGACGACCTGCGTTAACAAGACGAAGAACATCTGAAACCCAAACATTCTTCATGATTGTATCGCCTGTTGTTGCTCCATCGTATGTACGAGCAAGTGTTAGTGCATCTTCATTACCTGATGCTGCACCCTTAACGAATTCTCCGTATGAACGGAACTGTGGTGCTGAAACTGGTGCTACCTTCTCAGATGCAATTACATCTAGACGGCGTTCCAATTCTTCTGCGTGATTACGAACTTCTTCAATTGCTGAAGTGTAATCAGGTGTTGTGTTTTCCATGGATTTATCCTCCTGATTTATTTGTTCTCTTACTGCAGTAACTGCAGCCTTGTCGTATGCTGGAAACGCCACCAAAGATACTTCTTTGAGATCAACCTGCTTACGAATAATTGTGTTTCCATCTCTCTGATCTGTTACAGGGATGAATCCAACTGAGAATGAACGAATTGCTCCATCTTTTACAAGAGCAAGTGTTTCATTTCCAAGTTGTGTTTCTGAAATCTTAGCGGTAATATTTAAACCGTTTGTGTCTTCAGACATGCGTGTGACCTTACCAATAATTTCTTTGTGGTCACGGAATAGTTTGACATCAGCATTAAGATCAATTGCTCCTGGAGCAAATTTTTCTTGAAGACCTCCGCCAATATCAATTGTGTCATTGAAAGGAACAGCAATACCAGAGACTTCACGAGTCTCCTGATTGGTGTCTCTAATTTCAAATGAACGGGTAATCATATTTTCCATAGTCATTACTCCATTTTAAGCCATTGGTTGATCAGGAGTTGCTGTCAATGGAGGAAGTGATTCAAATGAACGCACTTCTTCTACAGTGAGGAACTTCTTATCAAGGCCAATTGCGTAGGACTGATATCTTGTAAGTTGATTTGGACGCAAGAACTCAGTTAAATTAAACTCAGCGTATTGTCCTCTTGGCAAAAGATCAGTAATTGCTTGTTCTATACGAACGATATATTGCTGAAGTGCATCATCATATAACTTAGTTCTATCTTCGTTACCGTTGATATAAGTCATGCCCTGACCTTCAATGCCCATTCCCATATAAAGAGTTGGGACACCAAACATCGTAGCAATTTGACGAGTGATATATTTTTGATTTTCTAGGAACTGTGCTTCTTCTGGGTTCAATGAAATTGAATCATATTTAAGTCCAGATGATAGAACAGCGACACTTCTTTCTTGCTGAGATTCAATGAAAGCCTTTTTATTTTGCTTTGCAACTTCCTCAGAAAGAAATTCTGTTGTTGTGAGTGTTCCTGTTGGAACGGCAGCCTGGCGGAACCAGTTATCTGCATAGTTGTGTAGGTCAAGTGCTGAACGAAGCACTGACTTGTGGCGTTGCAACGGACCTTCGCCAAGATAATCATATGTTGAAAGTTTTGACCACAACTTAATGTGTACAACTTCATTGCTTGTGTAGTTTGATCCGTTGATTGAATAAATTAGTTTGCCATTATTGTCAGAACTAATTGCGACAAGTGATGGATGTACATTTCTAATGTTTACAATGCCACGAGCATTTCTTGTTACCTTCCAAAATGCATTTCCAAATGTTGCAAGATGTACAACTGTTGTACCAAGCCATTCAGACTGAGAAACATTATTCTCAATGTCTGGATATTCAAGCCATGCAGGTGCAGGAATGTATTCGTCATTGCGTTCAACCTGAACTGGAATCTGCATAATAGCAGTTTCAAGTACTGCGATTGCTCTGCTTACTGGAACAAGAGATAATGCTGCAGATTCTGTAACTACAACTGACTCTCTTGATGGTGCAGTCATTGCACGATTCTGTGTTTCAGGAACAAATGGTTGTTCTTCTTCAATTGAATAGCCAAGTCTACTGACTACTGCTTCTTTAAATCCCATTTTATCTCCTCTAAAAGACCATCTGTTGCGGTTTTGCTTGTGTTTCCACAAACCAGATAGCCAATACTGTTGCTATTGCTGCATCAATCTCAGTTCCGCTATCTTGACGGGCAATTCTCCATGATTCCCCGCTATTTTTGCGTACTGCTCGTTGCATTTGCATAGAAACTATGTCATCTTTAGGATGAATAATCTCCTTCTTCATTATTCTACTATATGCGTTGTTTGAGGCATGAATTAAATCTTTTATAGATGTCATTTGTACTCTCAAACCTTTTTGTTTTAATGCTTGTCCCACATCAGTCATAGTTGCATAATCCATAATGAATGGTTTGCCATGTTTAGCCAACTTCAAACAAGCAGCAATGACCTCATCCATATTAGTCTTATTAAATGATGCTACCAATTCAGTGGCAGTGTTTCCATTTTCTAATACCTCTGCAGTTACGATAGAACAATATTCCCATCCTGGAGTACGCTCAAGAGCAAAGACTTGTGGTGTATTTGGTCTACCATTTGGCAGATTTACCCAGGCTCCAACAGGAATCCAAGCGTTCATTGATGAGACAAACTGGTTTAATCTATAGCGTCTAGCATCAGGTTCAGGCATAGTAGCCAATTCATTTTTAACTGCCTCCCACGATAGGATGCCACTAGCCAATTGAGGGTTAGCCATCCTTACAGATTCCTCATCATCTAGAGCACAGCCCTTTGGTGCTTCCCAACAGAAGAATCCAAAGCGTTCTAACTCTTCATCTCCTTCAATAGCCTTTGCCCCACGCTCATAGAGATGCTTAAGTAGTTCTGATGTGTCATCTCCTGCGGTAGTAATACCAATTGTTAAGCCATCAGGACGAGTTGCTGATCCTAGAGCCATAGCAGTCCATACATCTTCCTTGGCAACATGGAGTTCGTCAAATATGACTAGGCTAGGATGCAAGCCTTGAGCAGTTGCTGCATTGGCTGCAATAACTTTATAGATTCCTTGCTCGTCTTTCGTATAAAGTCCACGATGTTCTGTAGATCTTGTAAAGAAATGTCCTAGTAATTCACTTGAATCTACCTGATGTTTTAGTCTCCTATAGACGATTTTAGCCTGGTCAGCAGAGGCTGCAACAGAGATAACTTCAGGTGCAGGCTCATGCAGGAGCATGCCATATAAGGCCAGAATAGCCCCTAGGAGGCTCTTTCCATTCTTTCTGGGCATGGATATTACGACCTGCTTATATCGCAGCCTACCAGCCAATCTGTGCCCTTCTGGATACCTTTCTAGGACAGACCTAATAAGCCATTTTTGCCAATCTGTAAGTTTTAATATCTGATCATTCTTTTCTGGAAGTTTCCATAAAGCCTCAACAATATTAATAATCTTATCCCCATCAGTCACAAAGTCTTCGCTAAGTGGCAGGGTATAAGCAGATGGAAGCCATTTATCCATTAGCAATAGCAGCAAGCATTTCCTGAGGTGACATATCTGCTGCCTTTCTATTATTAAGTAGACCTAGATTTGCCAATAGAGCAATTAGGATAGGTGCTGATTGATGTCGCTTATCAGGATTGGCATCTATTGTTTCTGCTAATAGAACTGCTTGTTTGGCTGCCCCCAAATCTGCTTCTTCTAACCAAGTAGCCTTGGATATGGACAATCTCACTGATTCTGCCAAAGTCATATCTAGGTTTAATGGCTCATTTACTGCTGATACTTCTCTAAGACCTCTTGGTCCTTGATGGATACCTGTTCTTGTCATTTATTTCTCCTTTTTACTATTTATTGTTTTATATTTTTGTTTGATACAGTTACAGGGTTCACGCACAAAAATAAAAAAACCCCAAACAATTTATTTATCAAACAATTATATTTCAAACCTTCATATCTGCCAAACCTTTATATCTGCCTATATCAAACATATGGTGTTTGGATATATAGTGTTTGTATATAGAGTGTTTGATATCAGGGATATATTCCCTATTCCCCGCCAAATTGGGGATACTTGACAAACCTTTATATCTGTGATATGGGGGATATGAGGTTTGATATTGTCCATTGTTTGAGACGATTTGTCTCATTATTTGGACAGGGCCTGAAAGCCCGCTAGTGAAACTATTACCAAACCTTATAGCCTTACCAAACATTCCTATCTCCATATCAAACATACTTCCTATTGGCATATGGCATTCTTATTAATGTTTTGTTCTTTCTACTGCTATTACATTTTACACAGCATGGTAGTAAGTTGCTTATCTCATGTCCCCCGCCTTTTGAGACAGGGATAATATGATCTGCTGTATTTGCTGGGGCATTACAGTAATGGCA